TCTTATTTAAATACAAGAGAAATAATTGTTGCAGAAATACCAAAAGGTCAATATGGTGAACTTATTGATGGTAAAACATTTTCTTTAAAATTTCCTGTAATGCTAAATGGTGTTGCTTCATCAACAACTGTTTATGGTTCGTATTTTGGTTTTAATGGAAGGAGTGGTGAAACAATCACATTTAATGCAAGTTTAAATTCTGATTTATGCGAAAAACAGTCATATGTTAGTGATTTAGGTGCTTCACCATCACCAAATTCAAATATTACTTTTTTATATTCAAATGAAATAAAAAAATCAATTGGCTCAAAAAACATTGAAATTGTTTTTGACCAACAAACCATATCATTAACAAATGCATATACACAAACAAATCCATATCAATTTTCAGTTTCAGCTAGTACAGATGATATTATATTTTTTGAAATTACTCAAACAAATTCAAGTACTAACATTTCAAATATTGGTGTGCAAATTGATTCGGGTTCATTTGTAGAAAATATAAAATTAAATGATGTTACTGTAATAAAAACACCAAATATAACAAATAATCCAATAAAATTATTTCATACATCATCAAATCCTGCAACAAGAAGTTTAATAATTAAAATAAGTAAAGTTAATATTAGTAAATTATCTTGGAGTCAATATACAACAAACAATAAGTTTCCAACATCCGAAACTAATGAATCATCAGGTAAAAGATATGCACATTTTGATGGTTATAAATTATACTTTGGAACAAAAGAAGTTTTCATAAATGATTATGATAGACCTGTTGGAATACTTTACAATGATAAAGGGCTTGCTGTGATTACAGACTCAACTTTGGTATCAGGATTTAGATATTCAGCAGCTACAAGTTCAGGATTCAATGGAATAGCATCAGGTAGTTCATATAATGGAGATACTAATTTTGCAAAAATATACTTTTCATCATCAACATTATGTGAAACAAACTATAAATCTGTAACAACAGAAATTGTACAAAATGTTATGTGTATTGCATCACCAAATGAATTTTTTTACACAAATAATTCAACATATCCTGATGCTTATGATGAATCTGTAAGCAATAAACCTGTATTCATTACATCAATTGGGTTATATAATAAAGCCGGACAATTAATAGGTGTGGGCAAATTAAGTGAGCCAATAAAAAAAGAAATTGGTAGTATTATTCCATTTAATGTAAAACTAAAACTATAACGTATTTTATTTTATGGAAATTATTGATTTTAAAGATTTGGGTATAATGATACCCAAAGATAAAGTATTTTTATCTTTTGATATATCAACTAGTTGTATTGGCTTTTCAATGTATAATGAAAACTTTGAACTAATATCAGTAAAAGCACTTAAAATGTCAACAAATAAAGATTGTAAAGATGACCCTGAAATTATTAAAGGTGATGGTTTTAAAAAATTTGTTGAAGAATTAAAAATTTATGAAATCATTGATATATTTGTTGAAGAACCGCTTGTCAAATCTAATAATGTTTATACTGTAAATAAGTTATTAAAATTTAATGGGATTTGTTCTTATATTTTAAGAGACACACTTGGCATAATTCCAAAATTTTTAAGTGTTGATGAAGTTAGAAGAATATTCTGCCCTGAAATGACAGAATACGATGCGAAAAAAAATAAATTTACTTTAAAGTTCAAATCTAGGAAAATTGACCCAAAAAGTTATATATTTGAAAAAATTTCAAAGGAATATAAAAATATTTCTTGGATAATAAATAAAAATGGCAATTTGAAAACCGAAAATTATGATATAACAGATTCGATTGCCCTTGCAAAAGCATCGTTTAAAAAATATTATGAAAAAGAATACTAAAAACGAAAAAAAAGAAATATACTTAGATTTTCTATTAAATATTAATAATTTTTCATATTTTTCATGTGAAATGATTCTTCCTGATGACATTGATGATTTTTTTGATGAATATTCAAAAGAATATGAAAATTCTGATGAATTTTTTGAAACATTAAATCCATTATTGGAAAAGTCACAAAGAGTAATGTATTTAACAGGAACATTGATTGATACAGAATATATTAACTTTATAAATTCATTTGCCCAAATATCAAATGAAGATAAAAAACTTTTAGTTAAAAAAGACAATACAGATTTATTAATTCCAATAACGCTACATTACAATGATAGTGATGAGTTTACTACATTATATGTTATTGATATTTTTAAAATCAAAACTAAGAGAAGAAAAAAAACAGAATTAGAACTTCAATCTGAATTAGACGATGCCTTAAAGACAGAAAATTATGAATTAGCTGTTAAAATTAGGGAAAAAATCAAAAAGATTAAAAAATAACATATATTTATTTTATGGTTACAAAAAATTATATATCAGCCGAAAGCAGAGTTGATACAGCAATCGATGTTATCAAACTTTGTATTAAAAATAACACATCAATAAACCAAACTGAAAAATATGAGGGTTTTGTAAGAAAAGTTTTGGTTAGTAAAACTACAAAAAATTCTAAAAATTATAAAAAGTTATTAGATATCTATAATGAATATTTAATTACAAGAAAAAATAATAATCGTAAAATTGATACGATAATTCATAAAACCGATGTAGATAAGGAAGAAAAATATGATAATAGAAGTACTTGGGTAGCAAATCGTGATGAAAATAATAAAATTATTGATTATTCTTTTACAATTTATATTCAAGGTGAAAAACCTTTTGTTGGTAAATTAACAAGAGAACAACTTGAAACAATTCATCAACATTATCCACATGTAACAATGATGAATGTATCATCGTATTTTCCTTATTTAACTTTTCAACAATTTAAAAGGGTAATTAGATGTTTTAATATCACAAAAGATATGTTATTTCCTTTGCATATTCTTGAAGAACATACAGAGGAAGAAATTGCTGAATTTGCTTTAAAAAATAAGGCATCAGCTACACTTAGTAAAATTGTTGAGAAAAGAGCATCCTTTATTGAAAAGAAATATTTTGAAAGTCAAGAAAAAATTAATGACCTTGAAAATATTCATAAATTCATTGAAGAAACAATTGAAAAATATTATAGAAGGGAAGAGCCAAATGAACTATCAAAGCCTGATATACTTGGTAAATATACTGATATTTGTTATCTAATGTACAGCGATATTCATTATGGTAAAAAATATGAAAATCCTGTTTTTGGTAGGGGATATAATAAAGATATTGCACATGAAAGAATGATGCAAATTGCCAAAAAAACGGTAGATTATATTAAGTTTAAAAATTTAAATGCTTTATATATTCTTTTTGGTGGTGATATGTATGAGTCAGTAATGACAAGTGGTATGCGTAGCGAACATCTTAGAGGAATGGATTTGGTTGGCATTGACCAAATACTTTTTGGTGTGGATTCTCAAATTGAATTTCTAAATGAACTAAGAAAAGAATTAGGTAAAGAATTTCCAATAGTTGCCACATATATTGGTGGAAACCACGATAGAATTGGTAAAGATAGGGATGATGATTCAGAGAGAACAGGTTCTTTAATTGCATATCATATGATTGATAGAGAATTTAAAGATGATAATTTCACTCAGATAAATATTCCAAGAAAACCTGTGTATGTTGAAAAGGTTCAAAACTATGAAATGAATGACCTTTGTATTATCGCACATCATGGTGATGCTGAAATTATTAAAAAGAAAGGTCATGAACTTGTTAATCTTTATGGCATTGGTACATCAGGCTATCATTTAGTTGTTAATGGTCATTGGCATTCAACCGAAATTTCATACAATGCAGGAACAAATTATATGGAAATCTCATTGCCATCAGTTTGTTCAGTAGATGAATTTATCTTGGATAGACTAGGTAATAATCAATTACCGGGATTTATTTTAGGTGTATGCGAAAACTCAGGTTTTAGCTTTTCAAATGAAGTACTTTATTAATTTATGATTTCAAGATTTGATATTGAAAACGGTGTTATTATTGACATCGAAACCGTTCCTGAATTTTCCTCATTTGAGGAATGCAAAAAACAAAAACCTGCATTAGCAGCAAGTTTTTTAAAAAGAGCAAAGTGGTATGCTGATAACGAATATCGTTGTGATTTAAACGATGAACTTTTAAGTAAAATTTATTTTGAAAAAGCACCTATTTATTCAGAATATGCTAAAATTGTTGTAATTACTTGTGGTGGATTTAAAAATGATGAATTTATAACATTTTCATTTTCATCTGAAAGTAATGAAGCACAAATCATCAATGATTTTTTTACATTTATTAACAAAAAAATTTCAAAAAACCCCAATACTTGTATTATTGGATATAATATTAATGCATTTGATGTACCATTTATTATAAAAAGGTCATTTGTTAACAATATTTTACAAATTCCAACAATTTTTAAGATTTTTGATAAAAAACCTTGGGAATTATCAGCAAAATTTAAAGATATATTTCTTTTATGGCAAATGAATACAAGAAATTTTGTTTCTTTAGATGCTGTTGCAAGTTGTTTAGGGATTGGAACACATAAAGATTCTATGGATGGGTCAATGGTTGGTTCGACATTTTACATTGATAATAATTTAGAAAAAATTGTTAATTATTGTGAAATGGATGTTGTACTAACAGGTAAAGTAATGAAAAGATTGTGTTTAGATGCTTAAAGAAATTCTCATAAATCCAATTGATAATTTTATCAAAGAAGAAAATAATAAAAAATATATTATTTTATGTGATACTTTGAGAAATGATTTTGATAAATATGTCCTTTCTTTAAAGAAAAAAGAATATGCACCTTCTTATGTAATAAGAAAAAACGGTGATATTCATAAATTTTTTGATGAAAAATATTATACAGATTTCACAACAATAGAAAAAATAAATAAATCTTCTATTTTTATAGCATTAGAAAATTCAGGGTTATTAAACAAAATTGAAAATACTTTTATTAATTGGTGTAATGAAACTATAGAAAATAAAAACGTAAAAGAAATATTAACTAATAAAGAATTATGTCATTATGAAACTTATACAAAAAAACAAATAGAATCACTTGGTCATTTAATAATATATTTAGGTAATAAATATAATTTAAATTTAAAACAAATAAATATTAAAAATAAAGAAGACAATTCTATTATTTTTTTAAACCATATTGATATATTTTCTTATTCACCAAACCCAACATTTAATGTTGAAAAACTAAACTCAATTATTTTTGATAATTAAAATTTAGTTTGTTTCATATCCATTAATTCTTGAATCATTTTCTGAACCTCATCTTGGTCTTCTTTTGTTAATGAAGAATCTTTAGATGAACTATCTTTTGATTTGTTTGCTTTAATATCCAAATCACCAAAAATTTTAACACTATTAAGGTGTTTTGTTATTAAATCAGTTTTCATTCTTAAATACTCTTTAAAAGCATTTAAAGAATTATTTCTTGATTGCTCAAGTTGAGCCATCAATTGAAGTCTTACAGGGTCTTCTACACTATCAGAACCTAATTCTTCAATAATACGAAGAACAAAGTTATAATGTCTAACACCCATTTGTTTATAGTGTTCTAAAATACCATAAACTTCATTCATATGCTTTTCGATACTTTCCTGTGTAAGAGATAATTTTGAGCGTTTAGGTCTTGGCATATTCTTTATTATAAATAGTATTTTTTCAACTATTTAAGGAAAAATATTAATCAATGGCAACTACTGTTTTTAATTATAATAAACGAAATTTTTATGATTTAAGAGAAGAAATAAAAACTTATATAAAGCAAAGCTATCCTGATGTTTTTCAAAATTTAGAAGATAACTCTGTTGGTTCTGTTTTTATTGATATTCTTGCAGGTACAGCAGAGGCTAATTATTTTAATCTTGATAGAACTTTTCAAGAAACTCAACTTGAAAATGCCCAATTAAAAAAATCGTTATTTAATATTGCTAAAAATCTTGGTGTTAAATTAATAAATAAAAAACCATCAGTAACATTAATAAATATATCTGTAGATGTACCTGCACAAAATGATAGCTTCAATGATAGTTATACACCAATTATAAAAGCAGGTACTCAATTTACAAATGGAAATGTTGTTTTTGAATTATTAGATGATGTTGATTTTTTATCAGATTATTCCAATAATGGGATTCCAAATAGAACAATTATCCCGATTTTAAATAGTTTTAATGAAGTTGTTTCATATACATTGACAAAACAAGAAGTTGTTTATAATGGAGCAACAAATGTTATAAGATTATTTATTGGTCAAAATGAATCAATACCATTTTATCAAGTTATATTACCTAATGATGATGTAATTGATATAACATCAGTAATTGTTAAAACAGGAAACATAACAACACTACCAACTGATGATGAATTTAATAACCAAGATTTACAATATTTTGAAGTTGACTATCTAGCTGAAACAGAAATATTTATCGAAACTACACCTTTAATTTCTGAAAACGGTGTAAGAAAAGGTAATTGGAAAAAGGTGAAAAAAAAATTTGTTAAAGAATTTAATGAAGATGGTTTTTGTAGATTAACATTTGGTGGTGGTAATGGTTCAATGAATGTATTTAATAATGCATTAGAAAATAATGGGAATTTTTCAAAAATAGAATCATACTTATATAATACAGCGTTAGGCGAAAAAATTCCACCAAACTCAACATTATTTATTAAATATAGAACAGGGGGTGGGTTAAGTACGAATCTTGGACCTAACACTATTACTAATGTTAATAATTTAAACATATCAGTTAATGGTATTAATCAAGTTATTAATCAAGCAGTAATAAATTCTGTAACATGCAACAATCCAATACCTGCTTTAGGTGGTAGAGACGCATTAAATATTGATGAATTAAGAAATATGATTTCTTACAATTATGCATCACAAAATAGAGCAGTAACACTAGAAGATTATTACGCAATTCTTTTTAAAATGCCGGGTAAATACGGTGTTCCATTTAAATTTGCGACTTCACTTAGAAATAATAAAATTATTTACAATATTGTTGGCTTAGATGCTAATGGTTATTTAAATAATACATCAACAGACCTTTTAAAACAAAATATTGGAGAATTTTTAACATCTTATAGAATGGTCAATGATTATATTGAAATTGAGGATGCACAAATTTATAATATTTCATATGAAATAACTGTATTAGTTGAAAAAACAACAACAAATGATTTTGATATTATTGCAAGAGTAATTAGAGAAGTACTTAACTTCCATTCACCATATAAATCTAAAATAGGTGAAGATATATATATTGGTAGACTAATAGAATCAATAAATAATGTTCCATATGTTATTAATATTAACTCAATAAAAGCATATAATAAAGTTGGTAGTATTTACTCAAATAATACTATGCAAACAACTTTCTTAGATGATACAACAAGAGAAATTGATTTAACCGATGGTACATTTTATAACAGTTATGATGGAATATTTGAAGTAAAATATAATACTGATGTAAAGGTTACAGTTTTAAAATTAAGTTAAAGTTATGAGTTTATCAGCAAGTAAATCAAATATTTATAATAAAATAAAACTATACACTAGTATAGCTAACTCAAATGTAGAAAACATAAATATTGAAAATATTTTATCAGAAAATGATGGACCTTTAGAATTTTTAGAAAATTTAACAAAAACATTAGTTGGTCAAAATGGGTTAGAAATGCTAACACAAGTTGCACTCTACAAGGTAGTAAGTCAACAATATCTAAATACTTTAAGTGATAAAATATATGATTATGTTGGCAATTTTATATCTTCAGATTTACAATACAATGGTACAACCATAAATTTACCATTGAGTTCTATTGACCCAACAAATGTATTTAAAAAACCTGACCCTGTTTTAGGAACAGGAATAGTTGCACAAACAACACCTGCACAACAACCTGTACAACCTGCACCGCCACCTGTACAACCTGCATCTACTACACCACAAGTTTTAAAAAAAGTAACATTTAGTCGTAGTGAACCATTATTAAACCCTGATTTAGATTTAGTTCATGGTGCATTAGGTTCAAGTAAATTACCTGTTGATTTTGAACAGAGCGTTTCAGATGAATTAAATGACCAATTTAATAATGGTAAAATACCTGATGTAACAAATATACAAGTTAAAACATATATACAGGGGAATCAAATCATAACTGAAGCATCTTGCGATATTATTGAATCTTCTGATGGTATTGCATATACAGTATTTACAACTAGAGGTTCAATAGGAATTCATCCACCAAACCCAAATGACCAATCTAATTATGTCACTAGACATGATAACCAATTAAATTATGCAAATGGTAATCCTAGTAATCCAAACATATTTATTACCCAAAGATTACAAAATCAATATAATGGTGTAGCCAAACAAGTTGGTTCACCTTTTACAATCACATTAGATGTAAATGGTCAAATATATGGTTATAAACAAAGCTTTTTTAAAGCATCAGAATATAGTAAAACACAAACATTAGTAAACCAACAAACAGGCCAACCTACTCAACCTACTCAACCTGCCCAACCAACAAATCAAATTACTAATCAAGTAAATCAATTTTCAAAAACATTAAAAAATCAAGTATTATCAAACGCAAATACATCTTTCTCTTTTAATCTTGGAACTACAAATAAAACAATTTCTTTAACATATAATGAAATTGAAAATGTAATTAAAACAGAAATACCAAATATGTCAGTTTTAGAATTATTTACAGGTTTAAGAGTTTTAATTGGTCCTATGTTTAGTGCAAATGTTTTAGTTAATGAAATTTTAAATATTCTATTTCATACTGAATGGTCAAAAGAAGATGCTGAAGTTTTAACTATAGTACGTTCATATACAAATTACACAACAAAAGATGTTTTTAAAATGGATTTAAAAAAATTATTAGATACAGAAATAGAGACAAGTGAAAAAGGTTATAATTTAAATGTAAATTGTTTTAGAGAAAATATAACAATTACAAAAGGACAAATTGATAAAATTGTTACAAATCCAACTATTGAAAATTTTAAGACCTTAATACCTGAATTTAAAACATCTACCACTACAGAAAATAAAAATGCAGAAGAAGATTATTTCAAAAGAATATTAAAAACAATAGGAGAAGCAATATTATCAATTATAATAAAACAACCAATTATTATGTTTTTTATAAATTTATATCATAAAATTTTAGATTTTAGTTTAGATTTAAAAACTATTAATATTGGTGAATTAATAGATAAATTTAAAAAATTTTTTGAAAATTTATTTGATGTAATTTATGAAGAAATAATTTGCGTAATTTTTAATTGGATTAAAAAATATTTAATAAAATTAGTTGTGGGTGTAACAATAATATTGTTAAAAGAACAATTAAATAAAAAAATAAATATTTTAAAATCCCTTGGTGGTTTTAAAAGAAAAATTATTTAAAATATGACAAATCAAATTTTAAAAAATTTAATTAATAGTGTTAATAAAATTCTTGAAATTCAAGAATTACCAAACATTGGTCAAATACCAAAACCATTAGTACCATTATCAAATACAAGAAATGGCATGTCTGCAATTAGAGCAACAGAAAAAGTATTAATGATGAAAAGAGAATTAGGTCTTCCTACAGGGAATTTAACAGATGGTACAGCAAATGATGATGATATACTTTGGTATACAGCAATTAAAGCAATAATAGATGAAATAACAAATGAAGCAAAAATTACAACAACATCAATACCCGGAACACAAGTAGCAGCATCAGGTGGAAATGCAGGTGGACCTATTGTAGTATATGGTGCTACTACAAGTTTTTCTGATGGTGGTGTAATTATTTCATAAATAAATTTTATATTTACATATTATGATTCTTAATGAAATTTTAGAAAAAAATTTATCAATCTTTTTAAAAGAAAAAAATGATAAAATTATAGAAACAATTAATTTTTTAGTTGATGAATTTAGAGAAAACCAAAATAAACTTAGTTTATTAATTGATGAAATTGAAAATGAACAAATTCAAGATGATTTCTTTTTTAAAAATCTAAAAAAAGAAGAATATAAAAAGAAAGCAGAAACATATGAAAAAAATATATTTTTAATAGAGAAAAGATGGTCAGAATTGGTATTAATTTTAAATGACCGTTTAAACAAAAAATCTTAAAAATTTTTTCATTTTCAATTTTTTATGTAAATTTGCTTTTTATCTAAAATATGAAAAAAATAAATTGTAAAACAGTTAAAATAACAAAGGATTCAAGCGAAATTCTAAAATTCTATTATCAAGAAATAAGAAAAATAAAACCGATAAGTAAAGATGAAGAAATAAAATTATTCTATGAATATCAAGAAACAAAATGTTTTAAAATAAAACAACTTTTGATAAAAAATAATTTAAGATTTGTTTTAAATATATCAAAACATTACAAAACTAGTAATTTTTATGAATTAAGTGATGTTATTTCTTCAGGTAATTTAGGTCTAATAAGAGCAATTGAGGATTATGACCCTAAAAGGGGTTTTAAATTTAGTACATATGCCGTTTGGTGGATTAAACAAGCAATTTTAGAAGGAATCGCAAAAGAATCTAAAATTATAAAACAACCAAGCAAACAACATACTTTAAATCAAAAATATTTAGAATTAAAAAATAATTTTTATAATCAATTTGGATTCGACCCAAATATTGATGATATAAGTGATGATTTAAATCAATTAACAGCAAATGAAATTATTGCAAAATCATTAAGTGCAATTAATGAAAATAATATTATTTCTATAGATACTGAAATAAATTCATCAGAAGGATTAACATATGAGGATATTATACCATCACAATTTATGGATTGTGATAAAATGATATTTGATATGGATATAAACAAATTAAAAACTAAAAAACTTAATAAAATTCAAAAGTTAGTTATATCGTATACTTATGGATTTAATGATAAACCTGAATTAAGTTTTAAACAAATTTCAGAAATTATGAATTTATCAGAAAAAGAAATAAAAAATATTCATGATTCATCTTTAAAAATTATAAAAAATGATTTATAATTTACTTGAATCTGTATTTGGACATCCTAAAAATAATTCATCAACTCAATTACAATTTAATTGTCCTGAATGTGCTAAATTAAATTATGGTATTTCGGATAATAAATATAATCTTGAGGTCAATATTGCATTAAATAATAAGGGAAAATACAATAAAGTATGTAAATGTTGGAAATGTGGATTATCAGGTCCACTTTTTTTTGTATTTAAAAAATATGCAAACAAACAACAAATTTCTCAATTTTTAAAGTATGAGAATGAACCAATTATTTTATCACAGATAAAAAAGTATAAGATATTTTCATTACCAAAAGAATTTATATCATTTAGAGATATGGATAAAAATAATCCATTACATCTTGAAGCATATGAATATCTAAAAAATAGAAAAGTTACCGATTCAATAATAAGAAAAGATAATTTAGGATTTTGTACTGAAGGATATTACAAAGATAGAATAATTATACCATCTTATGATTTAGAAAATAAATTAAACTTCTTTGTAACGAGAACATTCAAAGATGACTATTATAAATATAAACTACCAAAAGCAGATAAAAATGAAATCATTTTTAATGAAAAAAATATAAATTGGAATGCAACTGTTTATATTGTTGAAGCATATTTTGAATATACAACAATACCTGTTAATACCATTGTATTATTGGGTAAATCTTTGCAAGATAATATACTATCAAAATTAATAAAATATAAACCTAATGTTGTTATTATGTTAAATCCTGATGCAATAGAAAAAAGACAAGATTTTAATCATTTTAAAACACCAAATTCATCTTTAGAAATTCAGGAACGATTATTGAACTTAGGTTTAACAAATGTTAAAATACAAACTTATGAAAACAACGATGATTTAAACTCAAATATGCAAAAATACGGAAAAAACCATATATTTGAATTAATGAAATCCAATTTAAAACAATAATTTATTAGAAAATGAAAAAATTAAATGTTAAACATAGAAAAAGAAAAATTAGACAAACAAATTTTCAAAAAATATGAAAAATTAGTCTTAAATTATTTTTACTCAAAGACATCTGATGCACAATTGTCAAAAGATTTAAGTGCAGAAACGATGAGCAAGATAATTATCAATTATCACAAGAAATTAAATAAAAAAACATTAGACAATTGGGTGTTTACTGTTACACAAAATCATTTTTATGATTATGTGAGAAAAATAAACAGAAAAAAATATAAAAAATATACTTCATTAGAAGAAAATTCACAAAAGATTGACCCAATTTACATTAACTATGATTATGAAAAACAATTTGATTCTGTAAATGAAATTATGAAAATTTGTCAAGATGAAACCTTAAAAAATTTTTATGAATATAAATATTTAAAACATTATGATAATAAGACTCTTATAAAAGAGATGAATCTTTCTTATCAAAAAATAAAAGATTTTGACCAAAAATTAATAACTTTTTTAAAAACAAACATTACAGACAACCTATTTACATGAAATAAAAGGTTGATGAGTCTGAATAAAAAATTAAAAAAATATAATGTTGAGGAAACTGAACAAGACAAAATAAGGGCAAGAAAAGATGAAATTAGAAAGAAAATTGGAAAGCCTTATTTAAAAATAAATGCTAAAACTGAAAACCAAGAAAAATTCATAAAAGAAATCTTGGACAAAGAATCAATGTATGTTATTGCAACAGGAATAGCAGGTGCAGGTAAAACATTTATAGCATTAATACAAGCAATAAACTTACTTTTATCTTATGATAATGAATATACTAAAATTAGAATATTTAAACCATTAAAACAACTACAAGGAGAAGATATTGGAATATTGCCCGGAGGTGTTGAAGAAAAATTAGAATATGTTTTAATGTCTTATTCAATGCAGCTAAATAAATTACTAAGTCCAATTGCATTGGAAATATTATTTAAAGAAAAAATCATTGAAGTTATTCCAATGGGTAATCTTAGAGGTTTATCTCTTGATAATATTAATATATTTGATGAATTTCAAAATGTATCTGTTGATAATGCTGAAACAGTACTAACTCGTTTGGAAGAAGGTGGTAAAATGATTATTATTGGCGATATTCGCCAAAGAGATTTTAAAGATAAAACTGATAATGGGTTGATGTTTTTAACTGAACATTTTAAAGATTTTGATGACCATATTAAAGTTATTGAATTTGTAGATTCAGATTGCGTAAGAAGTCCATTAATCCAAAAAATAACCAAATTATTTGATGATAAAAAAGTTTTATGAAAAAATTCTTAGATAACATAGTACACAGCAAGTTAGGTAAAATTTTAGACCATTTTTTTGTTGGTTTTCAATTCTTTTTGCCTAAATTTGTCATATATTTGATTGTACCAATATTTATATTGTCATTTATGCAATTCTTTGGCTTTCAATGGGTAACCGATATTTTATTATTAAAATTTACATTATTTATTTTACCTATTTTTCTATTAGGTGCTTTTTGGTTCATCTATAGAACAACAAGATTAGACTAACAATTACAAAACATATCCTGTTTGTAGTAAAATATAAGCAGGATTTTTTTATACTAATAACTTATAAAAATGATTACACAAGAAAGATTAGAATTCAAACCATTTGAGTATCAATGGGCTTATGAAGCATGGTTCAAACAACAGAATGCACATTGGTTACATACAGAAATTTCAATGCAAAAAGATGTTAAAGATTGGAATGGCGAATTAACATTAGAAGAAAAAAATGTTGTTGGTAATATCTTAAAAGGGTTTACACAAACAGAAACTGTTGTTAATGATTATTGGTCAACCTATGTTACTAAATGGTTTCCTGTACCTGAAATTAAAATGATGGCAAGTACATTTGGTGCATTTGAAACAATCCATGCAGTTGCTTATTCATACCTTAATGATACATTAGGTTTAACTGATTTTAAAGCCTTTATGGAAGATGCTGAAACAATGGCTAAACTTAGTGTGTTAATGGAAATTGACCCTAATGACACTAATCTTTCTAATATTGCAAGAAGTCTTGCTTTATTCTCTGCTTGTGCAGAAGGTATGCAATTATATTCTTCATTTGCAGTTCTCCTTTCTTTTAGGAAAAAGAATTTAATGACAGGCATTGGTCAACAAATGATTTTTTCAATTCGTGATGAATCATTACATAGTGAATCAGGTTGTAAATTATTTAGAACTCTTATTGAAGAAAATCCACATATTTGGACCGAAGATTTAAAAGATATGATTTATCAAGGTGTTGATTTAGCTTTAGCAAATGAATTTAATTATATTGATAAAATTTTTGAACTTGGTGATTTGGAAACAATCACAAAAGTAAGTCTTAAAAATTTTATGTATGATAGAGCGAATAGAAAACTTAAAGAATTAATGTTACAACCTGTTTATAATGTTGATAACGAATTACTTATGGATATGGAGTGGTTTTATATTGCAACATCAGGAGAGCAACAAACCGATTTTTTCAACAATCGTGAGCATGGATACTCAAAACCAAATGAAGATTGGAATTTTGTAGATGACTTATTTTAAAATAAAATTATGAAAATAGAAACACACGACATAGCAAGAAATATGGGTTGGAAAGTTGGTATTGACTTTCCTGAATGGGGTAATAATGGTCTTTATTTAACAACAATTAAAGGTGGTTATCTTCTTGATGGTGAAACACCAAAAGAAGGATATGTAAGAGTATCATCAAGAGCAGCAGAGTTATTAAATAAACCTGAATTGCAAGAGAGATTCTTTGATATACTTTGGAAAGGGTGGTTGATACCATCTACACCTGTAATGGCTAATCTTGGAACAGATGTAGCATTACCAATTAGTTGTTTTTCATCTCATGTCGGTGATTCTATGTATGAAATTTATCGCAAGAATCTTGAAATGGCAATGCTTTCAAAATATGGTGGAGGTACTGCTTATGATTTTTCCACTATTAGAGCAATTGGTACAAAAATTAAAGATGGTAGAGGTGGTAGTTCAGATGGAATTATACCATTTATTAAATCTTATGATTCAACAATCTTAGCATCAAAGCAAGGAAAAACGAGAAGAGGTGCTGTTGCTATTTATTTGAATGCTGAACATGGTGAATTTAAAGAATTTCTTGAGGTAAGAGAACCAAAAGGTGATGTAAATAGACAATCACATAATATTCATCAAGGAGCAATCTTTACAGATGAATTTATGAATAAAGTCATTGAAAAGAATGGTAAGGAAAGGGAAATTTGGCTTGAAACTATAAAGAAAAGGGTAAAAACAGGTGAACCTTATACTATGTTTATTGACAATGCAAATAATGTAGTACCTGAATGGTGGAAAAATAATGATTTAAAAATTAGACATTCAAATTTATGCTCTGAAATCTTTTTACCAACAGATGAAAATCATACTTTGGTATGTTGTCTTTCTTCTTTAAATCTTGTAAAGTTTGAAGAATGGAAAGATACCGATACTGTGTATCTTTCTATAATGTTTTTAGATGCTGTAATGGAAGACTTCCTTCAAAAGGGTAACTCAGATACATATAAAGGAATTGAGGATGCTGTGCGCTTTGCTACGAAGTCAAGAGCATTAGGTTTAGGTGCTTTAGGATGGCATAGTTTCTTACAAAGCAAAATGATTCCATTTATTTCTATTGAAGCAAATGCTTGGACAAATATTATCTTTAAACATATTAAAGATGAATCTGAAAAAGCAACAATAGCTTTAGCAAAAGAATATGGTGAACCCGAATGGTGTAAAGGAACAGGAAGAAGAAATTTAACTCTTCTTGCTATTGCTCCAAATAGGTCTTCATCAAAACTTGCAGGTGGATATTCACAAGGAATTGAACCAATCGCAGCAAACCTTTATATGGATGATGATGCAAAAGGTTTACATATTAGAAGAAATCCATTCTTAGAACAGTTATTAGAATCTAAAGGTAAAAATTTACCGCAAGTATGGGATGCTATTTCTGAAGATAAAGGTTCTGTGGTTAATGTTAGATGTATGACTGCTGAAGAAAAAGCTGTTTTTAAAACATTCAAGGAAATTAATCAACTTGAACTTGTTAGACAAGCAGGGATTAGACAAAGATATATTGACCAAGGACAATCATTGAATCTTGCATTCTTTAGTGATGCACCTGCTAAATTTATTAATCAAGTTCACATTGAAGCATGGAAACTTGGATTGAAATCTCTTTATTACTTTAGGTCTGAATCTGTATTAAGAGCAGATACAAAACAACAAAGAGATTTATATTCAGAATGTTTAATGTGCGAAGGATAATAAAATTAATCCCCATAATTTGGGGATTTTTTATTTTTGATGGTTATAGTCAGAAAATATACTATACAACAGTTAGCATTAATAAATTTATTAATGTTGAGATAAAATTAAGAATGACTGATGTACTTGATAGGATTGAAATAGAAGATTTAAATAATAAAAAAACACATACTATATTATGTCATGAAAGTGATTATTATTTAGGCATGGATGGTGATAGTATTCTTTTTCATAAAAAAATAACTAAATTAAATGAATTAAAAGAAAAAGGATGGAAATTAAAATTTAATATAAAAGTGTTTAGCAAATCAGGCAAACCACTTTATATAAGAAAATTCAATCCCTCCTCAGAAAGAGTAAAAAAAGTTATTGTAATCAGATTTATTTGATTTTAATTTTTATAACTTTTGATTCTTTCTCTTCTTTCAATTTACATTCAATTTTTAGAATACATTTCTCAAATTTTACTTCAATATTATCTACATCATAATATTTTGATGGTAAATAATATTTTTTAGTATACTGACTATTTAGCATGTTTGATTTACCATCAACTGTCAAATAGTCATTTTCATATGATACAGAAACTTCTTCTTTATCATATCCTGCAAATTGTAATTGTTTTTTAAACTCTTTATATTTAAGAGTATCATCAAAATTCATTACTTTTAATGAATAGGTATCATCAGTATTCCACCAATTATCCCTTAAAAATTTATCAATTGTATATGTCATAATATTATTAATTTATAAATATAAATATACAACTTTTATACCAAAAAAAATCCCATCGGAAACCAATGGGATTTTTAAATTTTAAATATTACTATTTTTTAGTAATTATTTTCTGCGTAATCGTAACTTAATGTACATGTTATTTTCTGCACATCATCACTAGTGTATTCATTTTTTCCAAAATCAACATTAGAGATAAATGCACCGAAAAGTGTAAATTGCTGAACACCAACTAATGTTGGGTCTAATGCAATTAGATTCAAATCTTTTTTATAACCTGAAGCATAACCCATTCGACCTGTTAAGTTTTCAGCACACAATCTAAACCACTCCAATATTAATTGTGCAGAAGATGGGCCTTGCAAATCAATAAATTCTATAGTCAAGTCTTCAAAAGTAACATGACCTGCAATTTTTTGTTCATAGTTCAAATATTTTATTGCTACAGGATTAACTTTCATTTTTGGTCTATCCATAGCATTCACAATCCATGTGTATCTATGCAATTCAATATCTTGTGAAGGAAACTTTAATTCAAACCTGTTAGGTCTTAAAGGTTCATATTGATTAGGTACGTTTCTAAATCCTAGTGCCATTTTATTTATTTCTTTATTTTAATTAGTCTATTTTTATTGTTTATGCGTTAAATTGTATTGTAGTTGTAGATTTATTTACAACAAATGTTAGACCAATAAATTCAACAGCACCTATTGGTAACAATTCTATTACAAAATATAGTTCATTTCTGTCTCTACTTTCTGCCGTATTTAATGTATTATCTAATCTAACTCTAAATGTTTGTAAACCTCTATTATCTTGAATAACTTTAAGTTTTTTATTCGATTCACTAATAAAGCTACTTGTTAAAGTTTCATCATTTGGTTCAAATAAATATAATCTAGCTTGTGCAGAAATAATCTGTTTAGCATATAGAAGAAGTCTTCTTACATCTATTCTATCAAGTTTAGAATCTGCAACTTGTAAAGTTTTTTGACCATAAACAAACACTCCCGGTGTATTATTAGAAAACTTAACAACAGGATTTAATCTACCAAGATATAAAATATCTCTATCAGATTCTTTAAATGTTTTTCTTACATCTCTAGCATTTGGAAGACCACCTCTGTTAAGACCTGCTGTTGCAAACCAAATAAATGATGTTCTATCAGCTAAAGCCATTGCTTTTAATACTTCACCTGTTGGTGGAATAAAGATATTTGTATTTGAATCTGCATCTTTTCTTCTAATGTATGGTACATAAGTAGCTGCATAAGAAGAATCAATTTCAGCACCATCTAAATCATCAACGTAACTATTTGCAACAACAGTTGGTGTAGAATTTAAGTTAGCATCAGGAGCATCAATAATATAAAGTGCATCTTGGCGAATCTCTTCGATAATTTCAAGAGCATCTTTTACAAGTTCAGTATTATTTTGCCAATTGATACCCGGAGTTGCAAACAAGTTAATTGGTGTTCTTTCGGTATCTTCGTAAACTTGATATGCTTCTTTATAAGCATTGTAATCAGAGTTAGTAAATCCACTAGCACCTCCCTGTGCAAACAAAGCAGTATTTGACCTTCCACCTAAAACTTCATAGTTTACATCCCAACCATCAAAACCACCTGCCGGAACTACCACAAATTTACGTTTTGTTAAATCAGCATAGTAAGTTCCTGATGCAACACTATCAGTATTTGAAATTGCACCTGCACCAACTGCAAATTGACCAATTACATTTCCTTGAGAATCTGTGTATGTGCTTGTTGCACCTGAATCTAAGTGGAAACCTTTTGTTTTACTAAGACTAGAAGCAACATCATTAGCACCTATGTATTTAAATAAATCAGAGTTTACTGACAAACCTTTTGTATCTGTTGTATCAAAAGCTTTTTCAGAAATACCAAGATAAGTTTTAAGAACTTTATCAGTTGATGTGTAACCTGTTTTATAAATCATAACAGGAGTCAATCCTGAACTAGCAGCACCTGTTGTTGAAGTTGAATAGTTTCTTAATTGGTAACCTTCAAATCCACAAGGAATTGAACCAATTGGAGCATTTACATTTACATTAACATAGATGTATATTGACCTTGCATCTTCTAAAAAGGTAGTATCAGCATCACTATAAACACCTCCAATTTTTCTCATAATAAAGTTATTATCAGCAGGATTCATAGTACATCTTCCAAATCTTTCAAGAATTGAAGGATTTGTATCACTATCAGCAAAGTCTCTTACAATAACATCAAATTCTTTAGTTGTTGGATTAATATTTTCAATTGCAATTTTTACTTCTCTATTTGCAGCATCACCATCTGAATAAGAAATAAATTTAAATAATCTACTTACACTACTACCATTAATTTCAGAAACTAACCAAGGTGTTTCAGGATTTGTATATTGTGCTTTATAATTGGAAAATGTATTTGATGTTAATGAAAGTATATTTTTAACATCATAAATTTTACCACTAGTAGCAATGAATCTAATTAAATCAGGGTAAACTGCTTCAACCCACATATTTGATTTTGTATCTGAATTTTTAAAGCCCATTGCTTTTGCAACATAATTAGATGAAGTTACATCTAAATTAAATTCAAAGTTTTCAGTTACAGAAGCACCAACAGCAGTTAATGTAAAGTTTGATAGTGGATTTCTTACCGTACTTGCAAAAGTACCTGTTACAGAAGAAATTTTAAATGTTGCACTATCTTGTGAACCTGTACCTCTACTTCTCAAAATTGCCACAACCATGTTATCATAAGTTGGGTCAGTTTGTGCTGTATATGTAAAAGAAGTGTAACTTGCTAAACCACTTATTGGACTACCACTATATGCACTAACAGTTACATAAGCACTAGATGCTGTAAACACATTGCTTGAATTTTTTACAAAAGAAATATTTGAAACATTATCGTATGTTCCATTTCCTGTAATCGTAAAACTATAGTTTACAGAATTTGCAGTAAATGTTACAACATTTGCACCACTAAATGTAGTATTTCCTGTTGAAGAAGAAAAAACTGATGTTTGTGCTGAAGTGGAAGTTAAACAAGAACCACCAACTGTAATAGCATAAGCTTTTCCTGCATTGTAACCTGATTTTCCAAGAATTCTTGTAAAATAAAGTTGATTACCTTCTTCTAAAAAAGCATAAGCATATGTTGGTGCTAAATATTTCATTCTTCCTGAACCATCAGCATATTTTTCAGTAGATGTACCACCAAAATATCTTCTAAATTCAGATTTATCAGTCACTAAAATTGGTGAAAAAGCAGGGCCTTTTAATGTTTCCCCGACAATACCAACCGAAGTGATTCCCAAAGATGGGGTGGAAGCGAAACTTCTATCTAGTTCTTGAAATTTAACGCTTGGTGATTTAAAATTAAAATTTGCCATTTTATAATATTTTATTATAAATAGTTTTTAATTTCAAACTTTAATTAATTTTTATGTTTTTTGCCAATAAATCTTGAATTTCATTTAATTTCTTTTCTAAATCTACAACAACCTCTTTTTTTATAGGTTCTTTTTGTGGATGTTGATGAATATGAGTTAAAAATGCTTGTGTTAATATTTTTAAATATTCCACAGTCAACTCTCCATATAACATTGATTGAGAATTTGTTTTCAAATCCTGAATATCACTATTAGTAAGAACTTTTTTAAATGTATTTCTACCTTTATGACTTATTAAATAAATTTCATCACCTGCTGTTAAACTATAAGAGTTATTATTATCAATAAATTCTAAAATAGAATAAACAGGATTTACATCATTTATTTCTCTTGGTATATTTTTTTTATGTTTTCCTGCTCTTAAAGTAATTTTATTTTCAGATTGTCTAATATCGGTATTATTTCTACCGACAATTGTAACATCATCTAAATTTGGTGTTGTAGAACCCTGTGTATCAATTGGAAATATGTCTCTTTCTCGCTTTTTATTATTTTGTGATTTTAATAATGGGTCATCAATTAAATTTCTACCACTTCCTAAGTTATCATGACCTATTTTTTCATAATTTGTTAATAATGGACCAATCCAATATCTTCTTCTATCATACCCTTCTTTTGTAGAAGCCATTAAGACCAAAACCGCTTCATCAACTTTTGGCATTACATGAATAACTCTTGACATTAATGGATAACAAAGTGGTAAATTTTCATCAGTAACACCAGCCCTGTCTACTCCATCAATAAAGACTTGTATTATACCACTATTAGTAACATCATTTACTAATGCTACTTTTCCAATATAAATATTATTAATAATCATATCCATTATTGGATTTAATGGTCTATTACTATCAAATTCTCTTCCCCAAGTTAAATCGCTACTCATATTATAAAGGTAATTTAATTTTTACAGTATCACTATAAGTTACTGAACTTAAATCTATATAATTTATTGTTGTAAAATATTTAGTTGATGCAATTCTATAATAATATGTTGTTCCAAGAACAAGTGGAGAAGAATTTTGCCAATCAAATGTTTGACTAAAATTATTTGTTAAATAATCATAAGCAGTTTCTGCTGTATATACAGTATTACCTGTAAGTCCTGTATCAGATAACTGATAAAATTGATGTATAAATTTACCTGTAACATTTGTTGATATTAAATTATTGGTTGTCCAATTTATATTACTTATTAATGCTGTTGGTTGAATAGTTGTATTTACACCAATAGAATCAGTTTCAGTAAGATAAACAACTGAAAAAACACTATTATCTAGTGGTGTATATAATAAAATTACTTTGTTAGCATCTGTTAATGTTAAATTATAATCTATACCTTTTGATAAAATTGTACCATTAAGATAAACAGCTATTTCACTATTATATGTTGGATATGTTAATGATATTTCATAATTACCCGAAGCTGCGCTTACTATTTTAGTAGAACCTGTAAAATTTAAATCTTCTTTAACTAGTTTTTTAATATTTATATCTTGTTTTTTATAATATGTTACAGTTAATATATCATCATGTGATGAAGTTAAACGCATTAAAAGTCTAAATGCCCTATTTTTAATTGATATTGGTAATGTTGGGTCAGGATTTTGTATATATTCCAAATCTTTTTGTATTGTAACACCATTTACTGCTACCACTATATCACCAATTGGTTCAAATTCTAAATAAAAATCTACAAATTCTATTAGATTAACAACAGTAGTTTCTGTTACCAAGCCTTGCTCTTGAACATTCACTTGTGGTATTAGTAATATTGGTTTTTCAGCATTAGCAATAGAAACAAAATAATAATCATCTAATGAATTGTAATTAACAAATGATGACGCATAAGAATTTTTATCAACCAATGTTGTTACGCTAGAACCTGTATCTGTTATAGTAAATGCCGTATAATTAAAATATCTTTGACTTTGATTATAAAATTTAGTACCACCTGTAGAATCAATGTAAGATTGAACAGTATATCCCGAAATTAAGAAAAAATCATATTGATTATAAGCTGAAATTGCGCTAAAAGTTGTTGCCGTTTCAGGACATGTTGTATATTCAAAATAAGGTTTTATAATATACTCTGAATCATTACTTAAATAATTGCCACTAATACTAGTATTAAGTATATTCGTACCTGTAAAAGCTGTATATCCTAAAGTTTTTGAACTAAATATAACGGTATCACTAAATCCTGTTATATTTTTATCATATTTATGAACTGTATAATAAAAATTTGTAGTATTTGATGATAAAGTTGATGTATTGGATGTAAATTGAAATGTTACAGGATGAGTAGTTCCTGTCGTTTTATTAAATATTGATGATTGTGTTAAACTTGATAATGTTATTTTTGTACCACCTGTGAATGAAAAATCAGATTTTTCATTTTCACAAATTTTTGCTTCCCATAATGGTGCTAAATTCATATTTTGTGCAACATTAGTAAAGTTAGGTGTATCAATACTACCATTATCGCTTACATTTACACTACTTTGTATTGTTGCTATTGGTATATTACTTTCATATGTATCAAAAAATTCAGATTCTATTACGACTAAAGGTGTATTAACCTCAATTGGAAGTTGTACACTAACTTCAAATTCAGAACCATCATCAATAC